GGTCTGGGTATCCTATCTCTGAGGTTGTTTCTGGAACCGCACATGGACCAGACACACACGGAGAAAACTGGGCGATGATGAACGACATCCCGGTCAAGAGAATGAGCGCTGACTGGGAGTCGAAAGGAAAGAAGGCCGGTATGCTTCGCAACAAGAAAATGGCCGCGTACGCAGATGGAGTTGTTGCGGTGTGGGACGGCCAAAGCGCAGGCACGAAGCAGATGATCGATCATGCTCACGACCAGAAGATGCCGGTTTTCGTTTCTATCCTGGGCGGGGGTGACTACCAAAACCGGTACTACGATCTGTCACTGAACAAAATTCCAACCTAACCCTGACTGTGCAATAATGGAATTCCCACCCCCAAAAGTTGACGTGTACCGCAACCTCAAGACCGGCGGGTTCTCAATTCGGTCCCGAGACCCGGACCACTTCGATGGGGCCTATGGACGTGTCGTAGCCCACTGCAAGCAAGCACTGGTCGGGGATGTGGAGTTTGTCGTGCAGCAAGGCGCGAGGGAACGTGCTGTGGAAAGGAGTCAGAGGAGCGTACATGCGTTCGTTCGCGGCGTCTTGATTGGCAGTGGAGGGCTCCCCTCCCTGTCTGAAGAGCAGGTGCGCCACTGGAATGAGGTTACGTACAACCCGTTCGAGCAACCTGACTTTGTGATGGTGGGGTCCGAAGAGCCTGTCTTTACTGCTCCTCTGGCGCTTCTGGGCCAAGAGACGGCCTGGATTCCCGACAGTGTTTGAATTCAGGAAACATATTATACATACGACAGTAAGAACCTGTGTATCAAACCCCGATATTTTTCGGGGTGTTGATCTATATACCCCTAATGTCTCAAAAACGGAAAAGCACCGTCCGGTCGAAGTTCAAGAAGTGGCTGGCCATTCCGAAGGGCAAGAGGGAGGGGAAGACCGGCATTTCTACCCAAACGGAGTTTGCCGAGAAGATGGGGGTAGCGAAAGCGACCCTGTCCCGGTGGAAGAAGGAACCGGGGTTCATGAACGGGGTCGAGCATACTCGCCGTCTGCACCTGGACGAGGCCCTGTCCGACGTTTACGAGTCGATGATCCAACGGGCCAAGGAAGGAGACCCCCAGGCCATGAAGATGGTCATGGAGCAGGCCGGTCGGTGGAAAGAAGACATCCAGGAGGATACCGACGTGTCGGAGGATGACCTGGAGGGGTCCTCCAACCAGAAGCTGGCCGGGATGATGGCGTCTATGCTATCGGGGGCGGCTGGAGAAGGAGAGTCTGTGTTGCAGGCCCGCATTCTGAAGTCCCTTGGAGACGACGTCCCCGATGACTTGAAGAGGCAGATCAGAGAAGAAAGCCAGAGCGGGGAGCCGGTTTCCAGCAGTGGGGAAAACAAGGGGGAGGACGACGAAGATGAGGCCGACGACGAGGTCAAAACCGAGGAGGCTGGCCCCGAATCTGAGGAGGACGGACCTGAAAACGGCCAGTCTGACCAGGAAGAGGAGGTTGCAGATCAGAACGAGGAAGTTGAAGAGGAGGGCGAAGAGTTCGAGCTAGAGAACCACCTGATGGAGGGCATGGACGAAGGTGGTAGCGATACGTTTGACCCCACCGAGGAAGTTGGAGGTCAGGAGGAAGAAGAGGATGACCTCGAAGACCTGGACACGACCGAAGACTTTGAAATCCCACTCGACTGGTAAAACCACCAACCAAATCACCGGCACTTGCCGGGGCTTCCGAGCCATGGTAGATGTCAAAGCTCACCGGCTCTAAGTACCAACCCGACACCAAGAAGCTGAAGAAGCTCCAGCAGGAGCTTGCTCGGCGGAAGAAGATGGTGTACTACCGGAAAAACCCCGGTCGGTGGCTCATCGACAAACTGGGGTTCAGTCCCGAGTCCCTGAAGTGGAGCCTGTACGACGAGTACGAGGGCCACAACTGGGACGACAAGGACCCAAATCTTATAACCCCCAACCCCCTCCTTCGTGCGCTCAACGCTCTTGCGAAGGGAAAGGACGTCGGTATTGAGGCGGCCACTGGAACTGGCAAGACGTTCATGAGCGCGGCCATCGCCCTGTGGTTCGTGGACTGCTGGCCTAAGATAACGGACGGGGACAGCGGAGAGGTATTGGACCCAGGGGGTTTGGTTACCACGGTGGCCACGAAGCAGGACCAACTCAGGGAGGTCCTCTGGAAGGAGATCGGAAACTTCCGCCCGCAGTTCGACCAGATCCACCCCCAGGCCGAATGGCTTGACCTGAAGATACGGATGTCCCCAGACGCGGAGGCAGGGTCGAAAGAGGGGTGGGGCATTTCAGGGCTCACCGCATCGGTGGGGTCCAACGAGAAGGTCTCGACCAAATTCAGTGGGATACACGGGCCCCACATGCTGTTCATCATGGACGAGGCCACCGGCATCTCCCCCGCGATTCTGGAGGCAATTGAAAACACCTGCACCGGGAACCACAACCTCCGGTTGGCCCTGGGTAACCCCCGGTCCCAAAACGATCCCCTCCACCAGTTTTGCTTGCAGGACGACGTGGAGCACATCCGGGTCTCTGCGCTGGACCACCCCAACGTCGTGCTCGGGGAAGAGGTCATCCCAGGAGCCGTCACGCGGCGCTCTATCCGGCGCAGGATGAAGAAGTACAAGGACCCGAACCACCGCATTATTCTCTCCAGGGTCCACGGAGTAAGCCCCAGCACGTCGGGAATGACCCTCTTCCCGGACGACGCGATTCACAACACAAAACCCCATGCCCACAAGGGCCCAATCAAGCACCTCCGGGTCCGCCCACCTGCGGAGGGGGACCTCCGGATCTACCGCAAACCCAAGCACGACAAGCTCGACAGGTACGTCATCTTTGCCGACGTCGCCGGTGACCGGTCAAAGACGGGGGACTACCATGCCGCCGTTGTTCTGGACCGGGAGACCAGAGAAATTGCGGCGGTCCTGCACATGCGCGGGCCCCGCACGAATTACATTGGAGAGCTTATGAAGCTGGCGGACGTCTACACCATCAAGTACGGCAAAACCGGAAACCGGGTGTACGACGACGAGACCAACCGGTTCGTCCCGGAGAAGAAAGATTTCAGGCCCCTTCTGGCGTACGAGCGGAGCGGGGTCGGGGGGCTTCACATGGACACCCGCATCGAAGAGTACGAGAACGTCTACCACCAGAGAAAGACCGACACGCAGGAGGATGCCAACGAGAGGAGTACCATCGGGTGGGACACCAACCGGCAGACGCGCCCGGACATGATCGACGCCTTGGAGGAATGGGGTCTTGAGCTTATCGACAACCCCGACCGGCTCACCGACAAGACCCTCTGGAATGAGGCCCGGACCTTCACCTTCGACGAGAACGACGGCAAGAAGGGGAAATGGAAAGCCGAGCAGGGGTGTCACGATGACGTCATCATGGCCACCGCCGGTGCCCTGGTGGTGGACAGCATCACCAGAGGACACATGGCCGACACCTCAACCTTCGAAGACAGCACCAGCGAAGAGAAGAGCGCGGTTGCCCAACGGTTTGAACAACAAGCGGAGCAGAACGATGGGGGTTGGAACACCGACCTCCCCTCCATTGGCGGGGACCTTCCATAAAGCTCTTGCTGAACTCAAATAATTATTTGATTCTGCCTCGCTTGCGGGGCTTATTTCACGTTCTATATGCCTTACGACGCACAAGATTATGCCCTTCTGGACACGTTTCCGAGCCAGATCGAATCGGATGCGGATCTGGTCCAGAACCGCATGAAGGCCCTAACACAAGACCTCCAGTGGAGAGAGGAGCACACCGACATGGACCGGTGTGCGGAGCTATACCACGGAAACGATGATGGTGAAGAGCAGGACGGCATTCCCCGCGTGAACAAGATCCAATCAGCGGTTGATGAGCACGTCAGCGTGGCCCTCCAGAACGTGCCCAAGGTCGAGATGAAGGCCGTAAGGGAGACGGCGCGGTTCGAGAACCCCCTGAAGCAAGCGGTTATCAAGCGGGCGGTTGAGGACTCGGAGCAGACGATCAACGCGATGATGCGGGAAATCTTCCGCAGCAACGGGTTCCACGACGAATACGAGAAGGCCCTGCGGCAGGCAGGAATATACGGAGTGGGGTATCTGGTCACTGACCTCGACCAGACAATGGACGTCCGCGAGGACTCCCGTCTCCGGAAGCTGATGAAAAAGCCGATGGACCAGTGGACAAAGCGGGACGCGGAGCTTTACCGGGTACTGTCCCAGCGAGTGAGCATCTACCAAGCAGACGCCCGTGACGTCGTGTTTGAGCACGGCCACCGGTCCTACGGCGATGGGGACATCCTACGGGCCTCTGTCATAGAGCGTGCCTCTACCCATGCCCTGCGCACGAAGTACCAGAACCAAGACATCAAACCCGGCACGTTCCCCTACTACGTTGAAGAGGACCCGAGTGCAGATGGTGACATTACCGCCATTGTCACTACCTGGGAACTGGAGCCTGTGTTTGTCGAGAAGACCATCGAGCGCGGCGGGGAAGAGATCACCACGGAGTTTACGACCTGGAAGATGGTCAAGACGCGGATCGCCGGTGGACAGCTTGTAGAGAAGGACGTGTCGGACCCGTTCGAGTCTCGGGCCCGCCTTCCGGTCGTGCCAGTCTACCTGCGCGAAAGCGAGGACCATCCCTACGGCGACGCGCTCCCTCTCCGAAAAGAGCAGAGCGAGCGGTTCATTAACTTGATGAGAGTCATCATGTACAAGAGCGCCAAGAACAGCGTCTCCAACCAGGGGGCCCTGGTGGACACCACCAAGCTCTCCCCCGACGACCGGCAGCGCGTGGAGCGCGTGTTCGATCAAGGCGGGGCGGCGGCCCTGGACAACATCCCCCAGAACTCCAGTCTGGAGGACATTGTCATGCCGCTGAAGATGAACTCCAGCCTGTCGAGTGCGCCGGTCGAGGCGATGCAGAACGAGGAGCGCAGCTTTCAGGAAGACACCAACACCCTGGACATGCAGGCCCTCAACCGGTCGGAGTCCGGTGCAGCGAAGCGGGCCCAGGTCCAGGCGTCGGACCGCACCAAGAGCGTAGCGAACCACAACATCAAGGTCTCCAAGAAGCGGGTCTACGACAACGTCTACGAGCTTGTCCAACTGACCTACGGAGACGAGGAGCTTCCGGCCATGGTCCGGTCCCCGGACGGCGGGCGCAACCAGAC